CTGTGAGGATCGGGGGGATGGGACAGGACAGTTTATCTGGCCAAGGCAGAGAAGGGATGATGGGAAGTGGTTTGGCTTTGATAGACAGGTCCTGTCAAGGAAGCGGGGGAAGTATCTGAACAAGGCTCAGTTCCGTGCCCAGTACTATAACAACCCCAACGATCCTGACTCTGACAGGATCTCCCATGATAAGTTCCAGTACTATAATAAAAAAGACTTGACAAGAGACAAGGGTTTATGGTATCATAGGGGTAAGAGGTTAAATATCGCAGCCTCTGTAGACTTTGCATACTCGCTGCTAAAGCCTGCTGATTACACTGCTATCGTTGTTGCAGGGGTTGACGCAGATGGTTACTACTACGTTCTAGACATTGCCAGATTTAAAACGGACAAGATCTCTGTATACTTCCAAGAAATTCTTAATCTCCATAACAGATGGGACTTTAGGAAGCTCAGGGCAGAAGTTACTGCTGCACAAAAAGCTATCGTGCAAGAGCTAAAGGACTCCTACATAAGGCCTCATGGACTTGCTCTCAGTGTAGATGAGCATAAGCCCACAAGGCATGATGGATCGAAGGAAGAGAGGATCTCTGCCACCCTTGAGCCCAGGTACGATAATCTGAGTGTCTGGCACTACAGAGGTGGTAACTGTCAGATTCTTGAGGATGAGTTGGTTCTTACCCACCCTCCTCATGACGATGTAAAGGATGCTCTTGCTGCCACGGTTGATGTTCTGGTTGTCCCGTCAAAGGGAAGCCAGATACGAAAGCAGAACAAGGTAGTCTTCCACAACAGATTCGGTGGAGTTGCACATGGCTAGACGATTCAAATCTGTTGTTAGTGGGCCTGGAAGTGTTAACCGTTTCCTTATCCCTGCCAATGTCGAAGATACCACCCCTCCTCTCCCCACCACAGATCTGAGAGCTACCAAGAACGTTGCTCAGGAATCCCTTCTTAGAAAGCGGAATGTAGGAGGGGATGGTAGTCATGAGACAGATCCTAGCCCTGGTGGTAGTGTCCCTTCCCCTAAAAGTTATGACGAAATGAACCGTGAGGCCGCTAGTCGTTCTTTAGGTGATCCAGGGGGAAGGACAGGGTTCACGGATAAGGGTTTAGGTACCCGGAAGGAAACAAGCGGTACCATTGCTACAGTGCTTGCTAACGTGGCTATAACAGGAGTATCAACCTTCTTCGGCGGTATTCCGGCCGCGGTGATCGGCGGAGCCAGTATAGCAAATACTGCCAAACAACTCTCGGAAGGAGTAGGCATCACTAAGACTAAGTCTTTTGGTAGGTATGCTGCTACCGCTATTGGTTATCCAGAGCATGACCGGGATGCGAACATCGATAGATCGTGGAGCAAGGTCAAAAAGGATAGTGGCGTTTCGTATGACCCTAAGCCTAAGAATTTGGAATCAGTCCCAACTTGGCAAGGACCAAGTCGCCCAGGAATGCCCGATTTCCTTTCGCCCGCCAAGAGGACGGACTACGAAGTTGAAGAGCTTGAAGATCTTACTAAAAACCGAGTAGGGTTTCGTCAGAACCAGCAACAGGAGTGGGAAACTCTTCGACAGACGAAACATAAGGACCAATCAAAAGCTTTGGATACTAAACTTGCTAAAGAAGTAATAGCACAGGAGACTGCCGTTACTGCTGCTGCGGATAAGGCAGATCCAGGGACTAGTGCTAAGGATACCAAAAAAGGTCAACCACTTATCAGCCTACCCGTTTGGCATGGTCAGGGTAGTGATAGTAATGATGGTGATGATCATGGGGGTCAGGACCAAGCTCTTGATAGTTCCGGTGACTTAGCAGAGGGTCAGGATTATCGTGAGTAAAACATATGGCTGGTAGAACTCTTGATATCCGTGATGTGATTGGGCCGTCAGACCGCCTAGCCACCCATATCACTGCTGAGTTCCAACGCTGGAATGATATGCGTAAGCAGTGGACGGACGAGAAGAGAGAGGTCCGGAACTACATCTTTGCCACTGATACGACAAAGACCACGAACCAGACCCTCCCATGGAAGAACTCTACCACTATACCGAAGCTCTGCCAGATCAGGGATAACCTCCATGCCAACTACATGGCAGCGCTATTCCCCAATGATGATTGGCTAGTATGGGAAGGGGATGACGAGGACTCAGAGTCGATTGAGAAACGAAAGACTATCCTTAGTTATATGCAGAATAAGATGCGGCAGTCTAACTTCCGCACCACAGTGTCTGAGATGGTCTATGACTTTATCGACTTCGGTAATGTTGTTGGGACTACAGAGTATGTGAACGAGACAAGGATGGGGGATGACGATGAGGTATTCCCTGGATACGTTGGCCCCATGGCCCAGAGGATCTCCCCGTTTGACATTGTCTTTAATCCTACAGCGACATCGTTTGAGAGATCCCCAAAGATCTTCCGAAGCATCAAGACTATTGGAGAGATAGCTGCTGATATCGAAGACCATCCTGAAGAAGGATACATGAAGGAGGTCTTCAAGAAGATCAACGCTACAAGGAAGTCTGTCCAAGGATTGAAGACCACGGATCTGGCCAACGGAGACCAGTACCTTATTGATGGCTTTGGTTCTATTCTGGAGTACTACCAGTCAGGCTATGTTGAGATCCTTGAGTTCCATGGGGACTTGTGGGACATTGATAAAGAAGTCCTCCTGAAGAACCATGTAGTCACTATCGTTGATCGTATCCATGTTATTAGGAAGGTTGCTAATCCGTCATGGCGTGGACAGTCTATGCGACATGCAGGCTGGAGACTCCGTCCAGGTAACCTATGGGCAATGGGTCCACTGGATAACTTGGTGGGGATGCAGTACAGAATTGATCACCTTGAGAATCTGAAGGCCGACGTATTCGATCAGATTGCTTATCCAATTGCCAAGGTAAGGGGCTTTGTCGAAGACTGGGAGTTTGAGCCAGGAGCAAGGATCTATGTTGGTGATGAAGGGGATGTTGATTTCCTGAGGCCTGATACGACTGCCCTTAATGCTGATACACAGATAGCCCTCCTTGAAGCTCGTATGGAGGACATGGCTGGCGCTCCTAGGCAAGCAATGGGTATCCGGACGCCAGGAGAGAAGACGGCCTTTGAGGTACAGTCCCTGGACAACGCCTCGTCAAGGATCTTCCAGAATAAGATTCAGTACTTTGAGCTAAACTATCTAGAGCCTCTCATGAATGATATGCTTGAGCAGGCCAGACGTAACATGGAACTATCGGATGTTGTCAGAACCCTTGACGATGAGTTTGGTACGGCACTGTTCGAAACGATTACCCCTGAAGACCTTGCTGCCAGAGGTAAACTAAGGCCTGTTGGTGCCAGACACTTTGCTGCCAGGGCTAACAAGTTCCAGAACCTTGTGAACCTTACCAACTCTTCTATCGGTCAAGACCCTGCAGTCAACATGCATATCTCAGGAGTCAAGCTTGCAAAGGTTATTGAAGAGCTTCTGGATATTGAAAGGTTTGGTCTGGTGCAGGAGAACATCAGAGTGGCCGAGCAGCTGGAGACACAGCGACTGGTCAATACAGGGGCAGCATCTCTAGATGAGGAGGCTGCTGCTGCAAGTGCCCCGATTCCTGAAGAAGAGCCAATATGAAGAATCTGGATGCGTGGACCGCGCATATCAAGGACCCAAAGGATAGAAACAAGTTTGCTGAATACGTTAGGAACTCCACAGATCTCTTAGGGAGATTAACGGAGATTATTGATATGAAGCTGACTATAGCTAAAAGATCAACTAAGACTGACTACGAGTCTCCCGGCTGGGCCTATAGACAAGCAGACCAGAACGGGACTATCAGGACTCTGGAAGACCTTCGTAAACTGACCAACATAGGAGACTGACCATGGCTGAGGGCATCTTTAACGCAAGTGAAACTACCAATTCGGAAGCAAACGAGATATCGTATTCTTCTGAATTGGTTGGTGATGGTAAGAAGTTTAAGACTGTGGGAGACCTTGAGAAGGGTAAGATGGAGTCGGATGCTTTCATCGAACAATTGAAGACAGAGAACGCTGGATTGCGATCTGACCTTGATACGCGTATGACCGCAGCGGACACGTTAGAGAAGATTCGTGAGGAAAACGCCACGAAGGAAGCTGTGGAGAATACCACTCTTAGCTTAAATTCGGACGAAGTCACTAATCTTGTTAAGACGACAATTGAAAAGCGAGAGTCTGCAAAGACCGCAGAGCAGAACGTTTCTGAAGTTGATGTGAAGATGAGGGCACTTTATGGCGATAGGGCTAAGGAGGTCTTTGATGAGAAGGCTTCTAGTCTTGGTCTATCACCTGAGTATCTGAAAGACGTTGCTTCAAAGAGTCCTGCCGCTTTCTATAACGTTCTTGGTTTAGATTTGAAGAAGGTTGCTGTGGCCCCTACATTATCTACGGGGAGTATATCCACAGAGGGAGGACAAGGTCCCTTGGCTACTGAGAACTCTTGGGCATGGTTCGAAAACATGAGGAAGACAGATCCTACGCGTTATTGGAAACCTGAAACCCAGAATCTTCTCTTTAAATCACGACAAGAACAAGGTGATAAGTTCGGTACAATTCAAGCATAGGAGAAGTCAATGGCGCATACTACCGCGCAGATCGGTCACCTCATTCGGTCTGAGGTTTGGTCGAGCCAGCTTAAGGAGGTCTTGGAAGACGAATTGCAGTCCCAAGGCTACGTTAACTGGATGACGGAGTTCCCTGATGGGACTACGTTTACTATTCCGTCCATTGGTCAGGCGCAGACTGATGACTACACTGAAGATACTGCCGTTGAATATCGTGCATTGGATACTGGTGAGTTCCAGTTCACGATCAACAAGTACAAGTCTTCGGGCACGTACATTACTAACAAGGCCAAGCAGGATTCATTCTACATGAATCAGTTGGTTTCTGCTTTCGTTCCTAAGCAGGGCCGCTCAATCATGGAGACTGTGGAAACTGATATCTTTGCCCTGGAAAGTGAGCAGACGTCTGCTAACCTGAACAACATTAACGGTGCGCCGCATCGCTTTGTTGGCTCGGGTACTAACGAGGT